ATATTTAATATTAAAACTAATTTATTTTCTGACATTTTATTATATAATATAATTCAAATACTTATATATATATTATATTATATTATATTATTACAACCTAAACTCTTATATAACACTATGAAATTTGAATTACTAATATTTGGTATGACTGCCTTTTTTATAACCAATGTTTATCATGATGGAAAATATGTTCAAATCATGAAATCATGGAAAAAATATTACCAAATGGTTGGCATTGGGTTCGCAGGGTTATCTGCTTATCTTTTTATAAGAAAATATCCGGCACATTCAAGGAGTTTATTTACTCATGCCAATCAAATTATAAAATATATGCCGATTGATAAAGACGCAAGTGATTTATTATCCCCATTGTTTAATATGGAAAAGTCAAATATATTCACAGGCGGCAATCATTACACATACACAAACGGTAATGGTAATAATTATCAAGAAATATCTCATCAACAAAAAAGAATGATGAATTCTGGTAAAAATAATAATACAAAACGATGTGTAAGTGAAACCAAAAAGAAATTCGTAGCGGCACAACAAGGATGGAAGTGTGGCGATTGCAAACAACAATTGCCTGCGTGGTTTGAGACAGACCATAAAATACGATTAGATAATGGAGGGTCTAATCATGTAGATAATTTAGTTGCTCTTTGTAGAGATTGTCATGGAAAAAAAACAGCATTTGAAAATTTATAATTAACGTAAAGTAATATAATATTATTTTTAATAAATAAAATTACTATTATATAATTATATATTAATAATAAAAATATGGAAAGAGTAAAAAAAATAGAAAGAACCATATATAGTAATCCTAAGTATTTTGGTGGGTTAGAATTAATAGAATTTATTATTTTTTTTGTTATAGTTTATAAATATAATCCATTTAATATTTCCACGGATTATCCTATATTTACACAATTTTTTATTCTCATAACAGGGTTTCTTTATGTAATGTTATTTTTTTTTATAAAACACAGCACAATCGGCGAAGATGGTTCTATTTTAACTAATGATAGGTTATCGTTAGATATAGAAAACATATCAGAAAAAGGATTTCTTACTAGGATCTTGTCGAGTATAAGTATTTATATTGCGTTTATTGTATCAATCATTGCTTTATTTTGGTTATTTAGAAATATTCCTATTTTAATCTCATTGGTAAAACATAGTTTATCTTTATTAATAATTATTGGATTTATAAGTATTATTTATTTATTAACAAACAAATTTTTTAGTAATTTATTTAGTAATATAGTTGATACAAAAAAAGGGTCTATTACACAGTTTATTAAAAAATTATTCCTTTTTTTGCCGTGTTTGTTAATTAAATTTATTGAATATGTGCATTATGAATTTAAAATCACATCAAATCCAGTTTGGGTAATACTTATTTTAGAAATAATATTAATAGGTTTATGGTATATTTTACCAAAATTGTTTAATTATACCGTAAATAGAGATGGAAACAAATTATTAAATGATCCAGTATATTTAAATAAACAACATACTTTAGGAACATTTGAAAGTTTACATTTAAACACTATAAACTCTAATAAGGAAGGAACTATTAAAAATAATAAATTTAATTATCATTACTCATTATCTGGATGGTTTTACATAAACCCTCAACCACCGAATACCAGCAGTGCATATACACGATATACTTCTATATTAAATTATGGCAATAAACCAAATGTTCAATATAATGGAGAGAAAAATAATTTAAGAATTATTACTTCACTAGGAACCAAAGAAGTTGGCGGTACAGCACCTGAAATAGAAATTTTTCAAACAAACAATATATTATATCAAAAATGGAATCATATTGTTATTAATTATGATGGAGGTAATATGGATGTTTTTTTAAATGGGGAATTAGTTGGTTCTAAACCTAATATAGCGCCTTATATGACTTATGAAAATATAACAGCAGGAGAAGATAATGGAATACATGGAGGTATATGTAATGTTGTTTATTATGATCATATACTTTCAAGTAGTAATATAAAATTAATGTATAAATTACTTAGGGATAAAGAGTTCCCAATGATATAATATATCATGAAAAAAAAGTATTCAGGTTATTCAGGTTATTCTGGATTTATGATAGGATTAAATATATTTGCATTTAGTTTATTTGATAAAATTATAAAATATCAAGAAATACAATTTAATAATAATAATAATAATAATAATAGTAATAGTAATAATAGTAAGAAATAATAATAAAATAAAAAACTAATAATTATTTATTTTATATAATTTATAAATATTATATATATAAATTATATAAATTCTAACATTATAATATACAACTGATGGAATTAATGAATATTGTTTTAATTTGTTTACTAATTTTATTATTACTATATATTATTTTAAATTGGTTATATTCTTCATCTACTCAACTTACACATAAATATAATGGAAGTAAGCAACAGATAATTTTAGCGTCAACCTTGCCCACTGCTAGCAATTCAAGCAATTATACATATTCAACCTGGTTCTATGTAAATGATTGGAATTATCGGTTTGGAGAACCAAAGATTCTTTTAGGGAGACATGATAGCGAAAAACACCCAAGTCCTTCTATTGTATTTGGAGCAATGGAAAACGATATTAATATTTCAGTTGCTTGTTATTTTGATAATAAAGAAGGAGATGGAAAACATAAAATACATACTTGTAATGTAAAGAATTTTCCTTTACAAAAATGGGTAAATTTAATTATTAGTTTGTATGGTCGAACTTTAGACATTTATATTGATGGTAAATTAGTGCGAACATGTGTTTTGCCTGGTGTAGCAAAAATAAACCAAGATGCTAATATTGTAGTTACTCCGAATGGTGGATTTAGTGGTGTTACTTCTAATTTTCAATATTGGAATGACGCAACAAATCCTCAACAAGCATATAATATATATAAGGATGGATTTGGTGGAAGTATTATGGGTAATATTTTTAATAAATACCGTATTAAATTTTCATTTTTAGAAGATGAAAAAGAAAAATTTGCTTTGGAAATTTAATTTTATTATTAAAATTAATAATTAATTAACAACTTAATAAATCTTTATTTCTCTATAATATATATATATATATACATGAGTTATGGAAAAGTATCAGAAGGTCCAACCGGGTTTATCAAACTATTCTCATCCAATAAATATCTAGATGGAACACAAGAATTTTTAGCTTCAAATAGTATTGTTGCCAAGTTTGCTTTTTTACTTTTAGTGCTTGTATTATTTGTTGCTTTATTTCGATTTGGTGTTTCTTTTATGGGATGGTTATTTTCTCCATCACATAATCCTATATTAATAGATGGAATGACTGATGCAAAACAACCAAATGTTATACAACAGGACCCTTCTGTAAAAGGGTCTATACCTATATTAAGGTCTATTAATAAAAATGATGGGTTAGAGTTTACATGGTCTGTTTGGATCTATGTAGATGATTTTACATATAAACAAAATGAATATAAACATATTTTTCATAAAGGAAATGATGATATAAATTATGATGGATTACGAAATGGTATTTTCTCACCTAATAATGCGCCAGGATTATATATTACACCCAAGGTAAATAATCTTCTTATTGTTATGAACACATTTGAAAAAATTAATGAAGAAGTCACTGTAAATGACTTACCATTAAATAAATGGGTGAATGTTATTATACGCGTAAGCAATCAACATCAGTTAGATGTCTATATTAACGGAACACTTACTAAAAGACATATATTAAAAGGGGTTCCTAAACAAAATTACGGAAATGTATATACTACTATGAATGGAGGATATTCTGGATTTATCTCTGATTTACGCTATTTTGGAACAGATATTGGCACTAATAAAATACAATCTATTATAGACGATGGTCCTAATATGAAACTAAAATCAGGGTCATCATTAATAAATGGAAAACCAAGATATTTGTCTTCGCGCTGGTTTTTCGGCGATAATGCCGAAATATAATTTTTATTATATTATTTTAATGTTATTTTAATAATATAATATATTACTATGTCTATTTCAAATCCAGCGTGCGATAGTCATATTCCAACTCCGCCGAATACATGGGGGCGAGCAACAGGTGAATGCTCTAATTATGCACCATATACAAAGTTTGATATAGACATGCGTCGTAAGGCAGAAATACTTAAACATAAAGGAAACAAAAATAAATTATCAAAAAAACAACAATATTCTAAAATTATAAATGGACAAGGACCATTAGGAAAAAAGGTATGGGCAAATCAAAATGATTTAGTCACTAATCCAAATGTAAATAATGTTGGCACTCGTATTGGCAATACAATAGTACTTAGTGGTTGTGATAATATCATTAAAACTCCAGCATCAAATAGTGATGTTCCAGGAGATATATTATTATATTATGATAAGTCTGTGCCTCTAATTGGGTATCAACAACAACGACGCACATTTTTAGCAGGCGGATCAAAATGACCAAGAAAAAGTGGATTCATAAAGTATTAATTAATTTTTTAATATTTTATTAAATATTTTATTTATCAGTGTAGTTTAATTTAATTTAATTTCTTAAACTCGGATTAACACATATTTCTTGTGTGGGGAAAATATCACCAGACATACATATATCACCTTCGCCTACTTGAATACAACTTCTAAATCCTCGATCTTCGCCAATATAACAATATCCTGATTTACTTTTATTTTGAGTAGACTGAATTAAACTACCAGCATCATCGGGCACTGGGTTGGATATATTCGCACGAGATAAAATATTATCCATAATCATTTTTTGATTATTATCTATATTATTTCGGATTTGTTTTCTACCTAATCCTTTTTCTAATAAATCAATACCAACTGTAGCACTTCCAGCAGCAGCGTCAATTAATCCTTTGCTACCAGTTGCACTTAAATTAATAGTTGTTTTTGTAGTTTCAGCAATAGTATAACCAAAAAAGTTCACTATAGGTTTTATTATATCAAAAATGTATTCGGTAATATTACCTAAATATGTGAATAAATTAATTCCTAAAAATGATAAAATCAAAAAAATTAATAAATACCGAAAAAGACTAGACCATGCGAGTTGTTTCGAGGAACTATAATTTAAACTAGGTGTATTTGTAATAATATTTTCAGTGTTCATATTTATATTATATATATTTATTTATAAAATTATTTTTTGTTTACTCTAATTATCTTTTGGTAGAAATAAATTTTGGATAAATTCTTTGTTTATTAAGTATATTAGGTATTTTTCCATTACTTTTTTTAACATCTAATGGAGCATACCTTTGATTTTCCGGTTTCATTTTACAATCAAATCCGGTTATATTAATAAATTCATTATTTAGTTCCATTTTTATATTTTTTAAATCTTCTAAGGAATCATGTTTTTTTGAATTATATACAATAATGTCATACTGTGATTGTGTACGTATAGGAGATACATGCACATTTATTATTCGTTTATCATTAAATTCATAAAATATACTCCTATCAATAGTTATTCCATTTTCAATACAACGGTTATTTAGTGTATTATCTTCTAATCCCCAACCCCAAAAATTAGGAAACCCTTTTATTTTTTCAAAATCTTCTCCTTTTATGGCAAAAATACCACCTAATGCAAATCTAAATCCAAAATAATGTTTGACTACTCCGTTTCTTGTCGTATAATCAATTAATCCTTTTTTTGAAGGCCACGTATCTACATCATTGAATATAAATGTAATATTTTTATAATGATTTGGATATTTATCACGCATTGCGATAAACCCCAAATTTTTTATAGCTCCTCTATTAAATGGACGATTATCGCATTGATGTGCAAAATAAATCTCATATGGTTCTTTAATATCTTCTAATAATAATTTCATATTTTTTGAAAATTTATTTTTATGTTCTTCTCTATTTCTATAAGGAACTATAAATACACGGTTAGGTATAATATTATCTAATTCAGTTGTAGTATTATCTATTTCAGTTGTAATATTATATATTTCAGATGTAGTATTATATATTTCAGTTGTAGTATTATCTATTTCAGTTGTAGTATTATCTATTTCAGTTGTAATATTATCTATTTCAGTTGTAGTATTATCTAATTCAGTTGTTATGATTTTAATTGACATTTATTATATATAAATATTTATTATATATACATATAAATAAAATAAAATAATAATTATTTTATTTCTAAATACCCATCATTTCATTAACCTTTTCTAATCTTTCAATAGTTTTATCAAAAGACGATTGTTGTTTTATCCCTAAAAATAAATAATCAGTTTCTGGTGATATTTCATTTTTTTTGATATCTTTATAAATACAATCGATTTTTTTAACAATAATATCAATCTCGGTCTTATTATTAATCATAATAATATCTAAATCAACTGATTCAGTTAATAAAGCAATTGCATAATAAATAATATATTTTCGCCTTTTTTTAACTCCATTTGTAAATTTTATGCTAAACATTTCAAGTAAAGCATTTATTATCTTAGAAATAACTGGATTATTTTTTATTTTACATTGATTTAATATAACATCCCATACAATCCAAATAGTATCATTTTGAAATTTTGTTTGAACGGGTGCGAAATGTCGATTTTCACAAACACATTTATCTTTTTTTTGTTTACATATAGAATCAAATTCTAATATCCATTCTAACCAGTAACATGATGTAACGACATTTTTTGATTCGTTTGAAACATGATATGCGAGTTCATTTATAGCAATATAAAGTTCTTTTGGGTCATCTTTCCGAAAAATACAATTGCCATAATTAATTGAAGGTGCTTTCAGTCTACTCGCCATGTGTGACATATTAAACTCGTCAATTTTTTTTATTTTTATTGCTTCAAAACTATGTTTTTTTCTTGAAAAACATAATACACAAATAACTTCTGCGAATAATCGTCTTATTTTAGGGTTATTCCGTAACTGTAATTCATTATTCACAAAACCGCCAGATAGAATTTCTTTAAAATTCGCAAATCGCATAGAAATATAAATAGGAAGTTTAGGATTTCCTAAATGAATATATTTGCTAACAAAAAGTAAAATGGTATCCCATAAATCCACATAATGACCGGCACATATTAATTCTGCCGACCAGTAACATGCCTGTTCGATTTTGGCAGAAATAAGACTATTCATAATTTCTGTTTTTACCTTTGATTTTTGAAATTTAGAAAAAGTTTCACCTTTAAATTCTGTGACTATTCTTTTATCATTAATTTCAGTGATAGCATTCATATAATAATTTAATATACAAAAAAAATAAATATAATACATATACAGATGTCATCCTTCTTTCAAAAAATATATAAAGGAGTTATTAAATCTAGCACTATTCAAAAATTATTTTATGGATTAACAGCATTAATCATCTTAAATATTATAACAAATGTAGGAATACATCCGTTTGAAGGGTTTGAAGAAAGAACAAAAAATTTTATTTCCAAAGAAGGGCAAAAAGTATATGATAATTTTTATACACAAATTTACGATGATTTAGTCTTTAGCAAAATAAAAAATGATTTTGAAATTGGACAAATTATTGAAAAAACATCCCCTTCTTCTGAAAGTTATATTTTAGATATTGGGTCTGGTACAGGTCATCATGTGAGTAGTTTAGACGCACATGGTTTTAAATCTATTGGAATTGATATTTCGCCTGATATGGTTGCCATGGCAAAAAAAACATACCCTGATTTAAATTTTAAAACTGCGGATGCTTTAAACACAATGTTATTTAACCCAGATTCATTTACACACATTACTTGTTTATATTTTACGATTTATTATATTAAAGATAAACGGCGATTTTTTGAAAATTGTATGAAATGGTTAATGCCTGGTAGTCATTTAGCGTTACATTTAGTTGACCGCAATAAATTTGACCCGGTTGTTCCTGCTGGTAGTCCTTTTGGGTTAGTTTCTCCACAAGATTATACGGATAAAAGGATAACTTCAACTGTTGTTGAATTCGACCAATTTCAATATAAAGCGAATTTTGATTTGAAAGAACGTGATAATATTGGAGTATTGAATGAAACATTTAAAAAGAAAAATGGAGAAGTGCGTAAAAATGAACATATATTCTATATGGAAACGCAAAAAACAATTCTAGGTTTAGCAAAAGAAGTAGGATTTATTTTACATGCGCAAATTAATATGTTAAGTTGTCAATATGAAAATCAATATATTTACATTTTGAAAAAACCAAATTAATTAATTTATAAATATAAATGTTTATATATATTATATATATAAACACTTATATTTATGGAAGATATACCTATAAATAAATTAAAAAAAGGAGTAGACTATCATATTGAAGTCATTGGTGGTGTTGATAGTCCAACTTATAGAGGCGTAACCAGAGGAAAATATCTAGGAAACTCTTTTAATGAATACATAGAAAGTAGTGAGGATGAGGATGAATATATTGAAACAAATGATATGGACGATGGACCAAGTCAAGAACTATTTGTAATAAATAAATATTTCCCCGACAATGGTATTAAATCATTTAGATATAACAAATATACAGAATTATTAAATTTTATAAGACCCGTTAATTTTAATAAATGGGGGAATAATATAACAATAGATAACGTTAGTCATTTTACGCATGCTCGTAAATGGCGTCCATCGAGAGATAGAAATATAGAAATACCGATCGATATTGCAAAAGAATATTTAAAGTTCTATGAATTGGTAAGTAGTCAAAAAAAATCAATTAAAAGCGTAATTAAAGCTAAATTAAATCTTGACGAAGATACTACAGATCTACTTTCTGATAAAATTGCTTCTGGTGGAGTTGCTAGGCGTCGTAAAACAAGAAGGCGTCGTAAAACAATGAGGCGTCCTAAAACAAGGAGGCGTCGTAAAACAAATAAAAAATAATTTATTAAATTCTTAAATGAGTTTAATAAATATAAATAAAAGTAAAAACACATTATTATATCCCTGTTAATATAATATAACTTAAAAATATACCAAAAAAGTTCTTGGAAAATAAATCCAAAATATTATACAACGAGTTTTTAAGATAATATGGAAACACCGCGGCGATACCATATAATGACCAAAAAAAGAAGAAATATAAAAATAACATTAATCCTTCTTTATTTTCACTTACATATTTTGTATATATCAAATAATAATACATCATAAACGGAATAAATCCTAAAATAACACCGGTTAATGTTGGAATTATTTTGGTTTCACCAAGATATCCAAATAGAAGCATTAATGAATTTAATATTAAAATAATAGATATGTAATACCAATTTTCATTAAAAACTTTAAAAATATCTAAGGATTGCGAATTTGTTCTATCTTTATCTTTATTTTTATCTTTATCAGTTAAATAAATAAGATATATTATTAATGTTACTAACATTACCGGTGTTGTTAAAACCCAATCAATGTATCTTTTTGGGGTTATATCTAAAATATTATTTAAATTATAAAATAACCATAAATAAAATATCGCTTCAATAATTTGAACGATAACTTCCAGAAGCAACAATTGTCTAATTAACAATAATTTAGTTGGAACTTTTATAAATAATGTAAAAATTTCTAAAACCCCAGAAATAAATTGTATTATAATTGATAATTTTAATGTTTTGGTAAACAATTCTTTATACTTCATTTTATATTATATATTACTTTATTATTTTTATTTTTATTTTTATTTTATTAATATAATATCATTATTGTATTAAAGTAATTTAATAATACCAATAATAGAAACATTTTAATGTGGATTATTTATTTATTATTTCTTTTATTTATTTCATTTTACATTATTTTTATGGGTTATATTAAAATTAAAATGAAATTTTGGTCGCAACAACCAGTATTCCATATTTATAATCTTTTATATTGGTTAAACCCATCCGGAATTATTAATAAAGAAATGCCAGTCATAAATAAATATACTAATATAATTGATATTAAAAGTTATGGAATTTCAGAAATCAAAGATACCTTATTAGAGAGATTATGTCATTTTATAAAAATATATTATATACAATCATCAAATACAACTTATTCTCCAACAAAAACAAATATTATTGAATATCTTAAATGTTGTAATCATGAATCTTATTTAACACTATATGAGAAGAATAAACTTTTATTTGAAAAAGGTCAAGTAACTAACAGTATAAGCACAGATATTGTTTCAGTTATTACTGCTCGGTCGATGAATATTACATTTAAAAATAAACCAGCGTTTACATTATATTATGTTGACAATTTATGTGTACATCCTGATTATCGTAAACATGGAATTGCGCAACAGATGATAGAAACCCATTACTATAATCTTCGTAAGAATAATAAGAAAATACAAGTTTGTTTATTTAAACGTGAAGGAGAATTAAATGCAATTGTTCCGTTGGTCGCGTATAAAACAACCGGATATAATATTAAAAATATATCTTTATTTAATACGTCATCATCATCGTCATTTTCACAAAATCAACAATATTTAAATGTTATTGAAATTGGTTCTTCGCAACTGTCTTTATTACTTGATTTTGTTTATTCGCAAAAACATAATTTTGACTGTATTATCATGCCAGATGTAAGTAATATTATAAATATGATTAAAACTGAAAATATTTATATTTATGGTGTGATTAATGGAACTTATTTATCTGCAGTATATGTATTTAGAAAACCAAATTTGTATTATGAACGTGAAGAAGCATTAGAATGTATCATGTCAATAGATGGGTTCATAAATAATGATAACAATGATAACAATCATAACAATGATAACAAATGTAATAATTCTCAAAATAACAATAATAGTTTTATTACAGGATTTAATATTTCGTTAAATAAAATTAAAGAAAAATTAAAAACAACTATTTTATTGGTTGAAAATACAAGCAATAATAATAAAATAAAATATTATTTAAATAACCTATTTATAATACAAAAAAACGATATTCTATTTGAAAGTCCAACTGCTTTCTTTTTATATAATTATGTATCTTATAGTATTCCTAGTGAAAAATTACTGATGTTGTATTAGTTTTATCGTATTGTGCATACTACATAATTCATTTTTTATCTTACATATTTTGCTGCACGAGCAAATGAATCTACTACAAAAATCATAAATATTCCTAAAAATGAATATAAAATAATTTCTTCCATTACATGTCCTGTTTTCACATCTTGTTGTTCTTCTAATAAATGTATCATATAGTTCAGTTTTTCTAATAATTGATCTTTATTACCACTATTTTGACTCATTTGATTATAATATGGAACATACTGTTTATAATAATCTTTCGCATAGGTGTTTGGTAAACTATTAAATCCCTCAGATGTATTTATTCCTCCATCATCATTATTATTATTATTATTATTTATATTATCTTCATTTTGATTTCCTAAATTTGAATTTATTATAGGATTTATATTATTATCATTATTATTATTATTATTATTATTATTATTTAATAATTCACTATTATAATCTACTTGTGGAACTTTTGTGAGTTCAGCATTAGGCGGGAAATCGCCCATATCATTATTATAATCATCATTTACTGGGTCATAAATCGTTTTTATCATTTTTTGTATATTTGTCCGATTTTTAATAGTTTTACGAGCATTACGTTTTTTATCAATTTCTGTTCCATTTCCATTATTATTGTTATTGTTATTGCTATTGGTATTGTTTTGCCCATTATTAATTGTATTATTAGTTGTGGATAATTCATAATATCCTAAACTACTATTCATTCCTATATGAAATTAAGATATTATTATTTTCATATACAACACACATTTTATATATTTAATTAAAAAATATAAAATATAAAATGAAAATAAAATCTTCTATCTATTTATTATTAAGATGGTACTAACTTACTTTAACTCAGTTTTAACAAATTTAAATCAAAGTAAATTTTTAATGGGAGCATTAATTATTATAATGAACGTAAGTTCTAAATATATTGATATTGGATTTAGTAAAACCCAAGAACAAGCATTAAGAAATGGGTTAGCAAGAGAATTATTAATATTTACTATTGCTTTTACCGCAACGCGTGATATTATTACTGCGTTTATATTAACCGGAATATTCAGGTTATTGATCGATGGTTTTTTCAATGAAAAAAGTCAGTTTTGTATTATCCCTCAAAGAATGAAAAAAATAGAATTATTAGTTGATACTAATAAAGATGGGATTATTTCCTTAGATGAAGAAAAAAAAGCGATTCAGACATTAAAACAAGCAGAAAAACAGCGTGAAAGACAACAACAAGGAATATTTTTGAGTCATTTAGCACTGAACTCCGCTAATGTTTAAAAATTATATTTTATATTTATATTTAAAATTAATAATGGGTTTATTATTATTTTATTAACTGAGTATAATATATTAAATCATGATTAGTATTTTACAATTTAATGTAAAAACACAAGGTAATTACATAACCCCAACAAATAGTAATATTACATATACTCCAAGTAAAAATAGCGAAGAACCAGCGGAAGTAAATACAGAAGCAAGTGTAGGAATAAGTTTAGGAACTGATATTTTTATTACACCAAACATAAGGTTTACTATTGATGATGTAAAAGATTTTATTAGTAAAACCCCTATTAAGGATATCAAAAATATAAAAGATTATAAAAAAATATTTGTTTCTATTGAATTATTTAAAAAATTTATAAATTACTTAAAAATGACTAATGCATTTCAAATTCTTACTGTCAAAAATAGTATAAATTATAAAATGTTAGATAATAATAATAATAATAATAATAATAATAAGTTATTAGAACTAAAAA